ATTTACCAGCACTCATGTCTTTGGTATCTACTGCACTTGGTTGCTTGTTCTTAGCTGCTTCTGTGCTGGCTTCAATCATTTTCATGACTTCATCATCAGTTGGCAAATAGCTATTGCAATCTTTAACACCTAGTACATACAGCGTATCAGCAAAAGGCTTTTTAACTTTCTTGTAGATCTCTGGAGTCAATGAACCAGAACCAGCCATGTTTTGCACCATTGTGTATAAATCAGTTTGGCACTTTTGGATAATTTGTAAACGGCCTAATGCATTCTCTTCAGACTTCATACCAAGAGCAAGTTCTAAATGTAGTTGTTTACGATCGCAGAAGTTCATATCATCCCAGGCAAGGTAGTCTAAGAACTCCGCTTTCTTATCTGGGTGGCTTGATTGTGCTAACTTCTTAACACCATAATCATCGCCATACTGAATAAGTGTGCGCCATACTAACCATAATGCTTCACGAAGACCTTCAGCTGCATTACGCACTGTATTGTCTTGAATGATTTGGTTAGGGCTTAATGCCATTTGTAATTTAACGCCTGAGTTGCCAGCAGCCATAACTTCTGGATTAAACACATCTGCAGGTGTAGTCATACCAACCATAGCCATTGTATCTTGTTGGATACGATTCATTGCAACTTCAAGGAATTGCAAGTTGCCACTTGGTGGTGGGATCTGATAAATGTCAGTTGCTGGATTAAACTTCGAGTCAAGAATAAAGATTGCGCTTTCGCCATCTTGCATCATTTCAAAGTCAACACGATCTGGTTTAACACCAATGCGTGGAGTAGCAGTTAATAGACCCAATTGAATCTCAGCACGGGCTGCACTGGTATTGTATTCTTGCATTGGGATAACTGATTCACCAATACTCATGCCATAGAAGTTTCCTGGTAATGGTTTCGGGCACATGTTAGCAACAGGAATAAACTCCACTTCGCGAGCACTGATAATATATGAACCACTATAGATCAATTCTACAAGTTCAAGTTCGCCATCGCCATCAATGTCATATTTGTTCCATACGGTCACGATTGAGATTTGTCGTGCATCTGGATCAGCACTTGCACCACTACTAACTGGAATACCCATAACTGGAACTGAGTCGCGTGCATGAATAGCCAAGTTGTTTAGTACTGAACCTGCTTGGTATGCGCCATTCATATTGTATTCAGCATGCTGGCGAAACTCTTCTAAATTAATACCTGGATATAAATCCATTGCTTCCTGAATACTCATTGGATCATAGAAACCACAGAATGGCTGATCTTTCATTTCAGGAACAGTAGGATCGCAAATCCAATAGTGCTGTGCAATTGGATGGAACTTAATATTAATGTTAAAGCCAGTTAACTTATATTTGGCTTTATAACTTGTATGTCGCGCAATCGCATCATTAATAATAGATTCTTGATCACTAAAGTTGCCTTGGATCATGCTATCGCCTTGTCCGACAAAGTCTTGTGCTACTTCATTATCTTCTGTAAGTGTAAGCATAAACTTCTTAGCAGTCTCTTTAGCAAATTCTGATTGACTATCACCAAGCAACTGCTTTGCTTCTTCAAGTACTTTGGCCATATCAACTGTGTCTCTACGCTTACTTTGGCGTAATGCAGTTAGTCCTGATTCGGCAGCTTGTTGTTCAAACGCACGAAGTTGATCAGCAGTCCCAACAGTTTCAACATAACGAACAATCTGTTCACGCACTGGCTTGATCATCATCATACCATTTTTGTGCATAGTTGAATCCATAATCCAACGCTCTAAGATAAAGTGTGGGTCATTCATCTGGTTAACTACTTTATTAACCATACTGGTTGCTTGGCGTGCAGCTTCTTCATCATCTTCACCATCTGCAATAAAGTCAAAGTTGACCTCGCCATTTGGCATTAGACCTTTTGCAATAACGGCTGTGGCGTAATCAACAACGGGCTTAACTGATGGGTGGATGTAATCGATGCCGTTAACCGGGGCAGTACTATCAGTGACTGCGAGACAAAGATAATGATAATCTGTGGCCCGATTAACAGCATTTTTAGTTCCTAAATAACGTAGGTAGGATGCCATCTTAACATCCATAAGATTCTTCATGCGAACAAAGCGGCTATTCATGGCTTTATTCTGGTTGATATCCTCTACAGGGATGTTTTTTATATTGAGCATAGTGTTATGGTTCCTTACTTAATGTTATTTAGCATCCTTAATTACTGGAGAAAGTTTTCTTCCAGGCCGGCTTATTACTATCGTCTTTGCGTATATAACGATCTCGTTGATTAGCCATACGCTGCTGCGGTGTTCTATTGTCCCAGGGTTCGGCTAATCCATTTAAACAACCCAGCACAGCATAACGACATGAGTCAATGGTGTCATCTGGATCTGAGAACTTACCATGCGAATCTACGAAGTAATTTTGTGCATCACTTAGGAATTGTGTGCAGTTCTCATTGATCATTAAACTTCCAACTTCCAGCATCTGACGCATCTGGTTAATGCCATAGTTTTTATGGTTAGTGACTCGCCCTTCACTATCTGGCGGATTCATAATTGCTTTGTGATACACATTGAGTTCATAGCTTTCAAATAGTTCTCGAATACTACTTGCACTCATTGTATAACGACCTTGTGTATTAGCATCAGCTGGTAATACAATGGGCGTGCCAAACACTTCTGGTCTAAGCAAATGATTAATGTATTGTGTTGGAACTGCTTCTTCAATGCCCTGCACTATAATCTGCTTATGCAAATATGCAGTTCGTTCATATGGTTCCCAATACATTAGACTAATAACGGTTTTGTCGTTGACTAATCCAAGGTCAAGTGCAATGATACGCTGTATACTTGGCATGCGTTGAAAGTCAAAGTCGCCAGTCTTATATGTGGGCCAATTTGTGATCTGAAACACAGCGCCTTTACCCATAACTGGTTTGCCAGCAATTCGAGCTTCTCGTTCATGCGGCAAGTAATCTCGTTCAAGTTGTCGTCTGGTTGCATTTAATAGGAATGCTTCGCCCCATGGATCATACTCTGGACAATCATCCCAGCTTACGCGAATGAACTCATAGCCTTCTTGTTTGTTCCAGAACTTACTCACTAATCCATTCAATCCCTTTAGTGGAGTAAATGAACATAAGACTTTACCTTGTGTAGTAGCAGTACGAGTCACAATCTCAGAGAAGAAATCATCTGGCGGCTGCTCATCAAATACTGCAAGATTCAATTTGAAACCTTGTAGCTGACGAACTTCCTGCGTGTAATTTGCAAATAGAAGATAACTATTTGCACCTGACACATGTTTAATTTCTACACCAATGCAGTTGGCACCATCATTGCGCATTGTATCAACAACAATACAATCACGAGGAATAGCACCCGTGCCAAGATTATCTACAATCTTAACGTCCTGGGTGCCGAGCAATTCATTCTGTAGAACTAATGCAACCTGAGCCCAACCCTCGCCTGCTACCATGCAAGTGATGGGCTTATTATAACGAAAGCCATTCCACCATTCAGGATAGATTCCAGTCAAGTGACAAGCAGTCTCATAACATGTAGACACAGTCTTACCAATACGATTTGCTGCTAGGATGCCGCGGCGTTCATTAACTGGATTATTACCTGTTGCAAAGAAACGCATCTGGTGTTCAAATGGTCTAAAGTATTTTAACTGATTAAACTTCATGTCTTCTGCAATGTCTATAGCAAGATCTTGCAGTTGTGCTTTTAACGGTCCAGGGATCGTTATTAAACTTTCAATCGTTAAGTCGTGTTTGTCTACGACATAACGCACAGCACGAGCCATGAGCGTTTCTGTTCCGATCATATTAAATCTTTGTTTTAATCAGATATTCAAGGTATTCAATTACATCAAGTATCTCATCGACTTCCAAAGCAAATTTACAATTACGGACACCAAGTTCATCATGTCCTAATCTGATTGTTAGAAAGCATTGATCTTTAAACCATAGTCCATCAATATCAACTGATGAGTCTTCGTCATGTGTTATATGCATATTATTCCTCTGTTGGATATTCTCTATTGATCTTAGTAAGCGAATACAATGCATTGCTTAAACTTTCGATCTCATGAGCATTGCAGTTCCAGGTCGTTGGATCTGCAAGGTCAGTTGGTTTGCGTGTTAGAATAGCTTGTAAGCGTTCAGCAGTTAAACGCATACAATGTTCTACTTGTCCAGGAAAGCGACTTTTAAACGCTTCGCGGTGTGCATGATTGACCTTCTGCATTATCAGAGTGTCACGGACGACACGTTCCTGATGTGCATTGTCAATCATCGCATTACGGATGATTGGATCAGTCATATTATTCAAGATCCCACGGATTCGACGCAACTGAATTATCAAGACTCACGAACTCACGATCAATCCAGGTTGACCAGAAATTGCTTTTGTTAACTTTAAATGTCTGCATCATTGCACGAAGGCGTTTACCTTGTGGTGTTAGTGTGCCATCTTCACGCATGATAACTTGTTCACCAGTGCGTGGATCAATCCACTTAATAACTTCTGGACGAGTGCGACCAAACTTGTCAATCTTTTCGCCGTATGGACGCTGTTCAAGTGGGCCTAGGATTTCATAACTGATCATACCATTTTTGTATTTGCGATACAACATATGAACTTTTTTATCTTGTGCTCTGGCTTCAACATCAGGATGCGGAATAACTGGACTATAGAATGTGTTCTGCACATCACTCAATGCTGGCAGTGCTGTGCTGCGTGCAGGCACAGGTTGTAATGGATCAATTGGAACCATCTCAGTGCGATCAATGTATGGATTAGCAGTGCCAGTATACTTTGGATCAATTTCAACACCATTGAGTGCGTCCATAGCAACCTGATACTTCAATTTATTGGCACGACCTTTAAGTGTCAATACAATACCAGTTTCGTCGTAAACGAAACGTTCAAGTTCAGTTGCTGTTTGGAAGTCTGTCATTAGACCATCAATGTCATACTCGCCTGCATTGATAGCAATAGGTGCTGCTGGTTTAACTGGGATATCTAGAATCTCATCTGCAATCTTTTTTGCTTTAGATGATTTAGTTGTTGGGGCTGTTTCTTCCAAAGGAGCCGAATCGTCCCAGGGGCTGGTCTCAGTAGTCGTGGATTTGTTCATTGCGTTGTTTTCCTTTACTATGCAATAACAAGGGGAGTCTGTCCCCTTGTTGTACTTCTATTTAGCGTTTAGTGATAATGCCTGTTCGCAAAGAACTTGATGCTGGCGCACGAGTTCTTGTTGTTGGAGCAATAGTCTGTTGCTGGCCGCCTGCACCAATTCGACTTCTTACACCAGGAGCATTAGGTGGCACGAAACGATTTACAGGAGGTTGCTGCATTGGCTGTTGCATTTGCATTTGTGGTGCAGGGCTATAGCCTTGTGCTGGCATACCAAATCCTTGCTGCACAGGCTGAGTCTGTGGCAATTGCTGCATTGGTTGCTGCATTGGTTGTTGCATTGGTTGCTGCATTGGTTGTTGCATTGGTTGTTGCATTGGTTGTTGCATTGGTTCAGGAATT